TTTGGATACACCATAACGTATCTATCTTTTGGTATTAATTTCATTGGGCAAATTTAATATAAATATCAGAACAAATGACATTATCGAGGTATTTATAAATAAAAGATATTATGGTTATCACAAAAAAAGATATCACTGAAATGGTTATGAGTCAGAATGAAACTGATTCACCGATAACATCTGGTCAAGGCACTGGTTACGGCCAGGAAATTAAAAACGGGGTTAGTAAAATGAAAACTGGTGCCAAAGAAATTGGTGGGTCTATTGTTAATGGTATTATGAATGTGTTATCAAAAGAAGAAAAGGGTCATGTCACAAATAAAAATGTTTTTGCTTTAATTGATGAGATAATTACAATGGAGACAGGTGAGGCGGTAATAGATGATTTATCTTTTACCGATAAAAGATTATGTGAGGGTATTATCACGCCAGAAATACTTGAAAATGTGGTAAACGATGCTTTATATGAATACTACAGTATGACCGAATCAAATATAAATGAAGCTGAGTATCGTGGTAAAAAAGTTAGTTTAGGTAAAATATCACGTGGTGACGTTAAAAAATATAAAGTATTTGTTAAGAACTCAAAAGGTAACGTTGTTAAAGTTAATTTTGGTGATCCAAACATGGAAATTAGACGTGATAATCCAGAAAGAAGAAAAAACTTTAGGGCTAGACATCATTGTGATAACCCAGGCCCTCGCTGGAAGGCGAGATACTGGGCGTGTAGAACCTGGTCAAGAAAGTCCAGTATCAAAAATGGTTTAATTATGAGTAGTTATATTTTAACAAAGGAAGCTATAGAACATATAGTTAAGGAGTATTCCTTCGATGGTAAATACGAAGGTGATAAAATATTTGTTGGATCGTTTAGAAGGAGAAATTTACCAAAAGCGATTTTAAGCAACGTATTAAAGGCCATACAAGCCACAACGGGTCAACGTGCCACCGCATTAAAATATGCAAATGGCGCTTACGATAACGTTGAAATTAGACTATTCGGACAGCTATTAACTTACTTATCTGGTAGGTGGTAATCTAAAATGTTAGTTTACACATACCAGCATATTTTCCTATATTCGTGGAAGTCCTTTCATCTTCATCATACCACTCCAAACCAACATCAGCGGATGACGAAAAAACCCAATTAGAATACTTAATCCATAAATTTATCTTCACCACCAATAGGTATTGAAATCTCAATCCCATTTAGTTTTATAAATTTATAATCATTATTACTGTCACCTATAGGTTTACTGAAGATATATGATATGTTTTCCTTATGGGTTATGAACTCTTTGAATAGTGTGTAATTTATTTTTTTATTGCATACGATTAAATCTCTAAAGGCAAAACAAAAATATTCCGCAACCGAAAACGGTAGTTTGTAATCGTATAGACTTAAAATACTATCAGCGGTATCAACCTTCAACATGTTCAACAACCAAAGAGTCTATCTTATTATATAGATCCTCTAGTGTTCCATCATTTTGAAGTATATTAGTAACACCAGTTATTAAATCCATTTCCATTTCAGATGCGTGCTCATCAACAGATACTAAACTAGGTCTTTGTACTTTCCATACCTGACCGCCCATTTTTAAAATAGCGTCAGCCTCGTGTTGGAAACGAACATCGCAAATAACAACATCTAGCTCTCTATTCTGATTATACCATTGTTCAAAACGTTTAACCCAAAACCCACGACCAAATGCTTGTAATTCTGGTATATACTTTGGCATGTCGTATTGAAAAACCTCAGTACCCATTATTTGTAAAACTAATCTTGGTGTTATACCCCAAGTTGGGTCAATCTCATCTTTTAAGTCCCCAAAAACTTGTTCTTCTGTAAAACCAAATAATTCCATCGCACCACGTTTAATTGGGTTTGCAAAACTATATTTTGTGAAATTTTTGTTAGATACGAGATAATCATCCAGATGTATCTTTACCTGATCTTTTTTTACCGATAATTCCTATTAACATTGTAATATATTTTATTGTTACAAACATAATAAAAAAAAATCGATACAACCAAATAAAAAAAGCCAGAAAATTTTCTGGCTTTAATTATGAATTGTTTTGGATTTTATGCTTTAACCAATGGTATTTGCTTGTCTTTGTTACCAAGTTTATTGATATCATCAATCAATTGCTTCATAACTTCTAGAACGTTTTCAGTATTTTGCTCCAAATCATTGTTTTCTGCTAATAATTTGTGCGGATTTTTGTACTAAAGCAATTCTAGCTGCTTGGTTTATACCACTTAAATCATAATTACCAACTTTTTCTGGTAAGAATTTTTCTGGGTTACCTGGGTTGTATTGCATACCAGTTTCGGTTTTAGCGTCATCAGCCGATTGTTTTGCCGCATCATCCATTGCATCTTCTTCAGCGCTCATAACATCCTTTAACATTCGTTTATATGCGGTTACATCCATATCAGCACGACTAATCATTGAAACCATTTTAGGTGCTGGTACTTTAGCTAATGAACCCAACACAACAGATAGGAAATCAGCTAATTTAATTCTGTTAAGTTTTTTATTGTGTTTTTTCATATAACTAACAACAATCTTACTACTCAAATCTGGTATAATTGTAGCTAACTCTTGGAAAATTAGTCCAGCTGTACCGTTCATAATAGCATCTTCCTTACTTTGCTTCATTTCTGGTTGATTATCACACAAATTCATCTAATGTTGTTATATTTTCTAAAATAACATCAATTAAATTATTATGGGTTTCCATTAAATTGTGTAACTCAACACCCTCATAAAACTCACTACCATAGAAATTACCACCCCTTTTACTTGGTTTACCAGCATCGGCATCTTGATTGTTTTGATTATCTTGGTTGTCAGTCGGTGTGTTTATGGTTATTATTAGATGAATTTTGATTGTTAGAGTTACCTTGGTTACCATTTGATGACCCTTGGTTGTTAGAGTTACCTTGGTTACCATTTGATGATCCTTGGTTGTTGGTGTTTGTTTTATTAGTACCATCTTTTCACATTAGGGTTACCTGTGTTTAAAGACATTTCGCCACTTTTAACTTTATCTATTAAAGTTGAGAAAACAGCATACATTGATTTAAGGTAATTTGGTAAATTTTTCAAAAATTCACGTCTATCATTGTAAACTTTATTCATTTCACCTTTACCTGGAACTCTCTCAGCTCTTTCATTTAATTTATTGATACCAATTGATTTTAATTGATCCATGATATTGTTACCATTTTTAAATTGAACTGAGTAGATAGCTTTATTAAAATCACTGATAAATATTTTTAAACTCTTTTCATCTGAAATTAATAAGCTATTAATATCCATTCTAGCTATAGGATTACCTTTAGCTTGATCTAATAAATTTTGTAATTTTTTATCTTGTGTGCCAAATCTATTAAGGGTTTTAACAATATTAGATAATCTATTTACATTGGTTTTGAACAACTTTAATTGATTTTGGCTTAAACCAATATCACCAATAACCCTTATCGTTGGTATTTTTTTCTGAAGCCGCTTGACCTTTAGAGCTAATCGATCTCATCAAGCTATCATCAGCCTCAACCAAAATATCTAAACTGTTTAATAAATTAATTAACTGGATATCACCCTCCATTAATTTGTATATATCATTAACATCATTAGGTTGTGTTATTTTCTTTTCAACCTTACCACCACCGCTATATTGTTTAGTTGGGTTAGAAGAACCTCCTTTACCATAGGTATCGGAATTAACTTGAGATTTAAAATTAAAAACGTCTTGGAAAAATTTTTTCAAGTCTCTATAAAGTTGTTGGTCTTGACCACCACCAGTTTGTTTGTTTTTATTGTTACCTTGTTCGTCACCACCTTGTGGGTTTTTATCGTCACCTTCGCCATTACCAATAACAATTGGGTTTTCTTTGGTGCTTTCAATTGGTCTGATTGACTGTAATAAATCATTTAATAATTGTGCTCTATGATGATTTTTTACCTTTCATTCTAGCCAATTTAACAGCTAAAGCACCAAGTCCCAATGCAATACCAAGAGGGCCTAAAATTTTTGCCGCTATACCCCATTTAGCATACGCACCAGTACTTACAGCAACTTTAGTTGTCACATATGTGGTGTAAATTGCTTTACCTAAAAATGCGGCTTGTGCGCTAATACCAAATAAAGCTAAACCAGGTTTCATACTACCATATGTTTTAGCCGCCTTTGTGAATATCTCACTAACAAAACTAAATCAAA